GCTCGGATTACCCGCACAGCAGGGGTGCTGGAAAGGACCCGCGACCCTCATGCCAAACCTCGCTCGAATGTCTGACGGATGCGGAACCGCAGCCGCTTCTCGACCTGGGCCTGCAGGTCGCCGGCCTGCGCGATGCTGTCCAGGTCCAGCCGCTCGGTGTAGGTGCCGCGCTTGACGAACAGCAGCACGGGCCGGATGTTCATACCCTGCGCGCCGGTGCGGGCCCAGATGCCGGGCGCCAGGTGATCGCCGCGGCGGCCTGGCCGCAGCCGGCCGTAGACCACGAAGTACTGCACCCCGCCGATCGTGCGCACGCCGGCCGCGCTGGTCGTGATGTTGGCCAGCCGGTCGCGGCGCCGCTTCGTCATGTTGGCCCGATAGCCCTGCTCGCTGAACGCCGCAAAGTAGGACAGCAGCTGCACGATGAACGGGCCGCGCAGGTTGCCGCGGCCGTCGTCACTTCCCGGGTACGGCTCGCGCGGGATGGTCGTCTGGTAGCCAAGCGGCAGGATGCCGGCCCGCTCCAGGGCCACCTCGCTGCGCTTGTTGCGACGCCTGCCGCCCTCGATGTGCGCGGCCAGCACCTTGCCGGGCTCGACGCCCTTGCCGCCCTGGTAGCGCGGCTCGACCTCTGCGATGAGCCTGTCCGGCTGAGCGCGCGTCACGCGCACGCTGCTGATGACGTAGGGCGTCGGCCTATCAAAGACCTTGCGCATGTCGGCCTGGTAGGCCCGGCGCACTGCGAAGGCCGCGTCGTTGAGGGCCGCCGCTGCCGCCTGGTTGAACCCGAACCGACCGATGGCTCGCAGCTCTTTCTCGACCGTGTCGAACCCCTGCAGCTTGACGTCGATCCTCATCGAATGCCCTCCCATGGCTGGGCCTGCGGCCGGTAGCTGACGAGGCCGCGGCGGGCCATGTCGACGGCGCTGCGTGCCTGCTGCAGCCATCTGTCGATGACCTCCACGTGCAGGCCCTGCTGCTGCGCCTGGCGCCATTGCGGCATCTGCAGCACGTAGGTGCGCACCAGGCACTCGCGCAGCGGCCTGGCCAGCATCTCGACGGCGCGGTGCGTTGCCGCGGCGTCGCGCATGTCGGCCTCGGTCAGCGGGTGCGGCGGCACCAGCTCGGCCGGCACCCAGTCGGCGCTGTCGGGCCGCAGCCAGACAAACGCGCGGGCCCAGCGGCGCAGCGTCACTTCGATGTGGTCCTGGCCGGTCATGGTGACGGCCTCGCCTGCATCGCCATAGCCGCGCCGTCACCCTCGACCGGTCGCAGCATCACGAACGCACCGGTGGAGCCCTGGGCCTGGAACAGCGCCAGGATGTCGGGATCGCCTCCCCAAGCCGTGCCCACGGCCAGCGTGCCCTCGCGGGCAAAGAACCATCCAGGCTCGCCGGCCAGGCCGCGCTTGATGCACTCGGTGACGTGGGCGTCACCCAGCACCCGACGGTAGTCCCTGACCATGTCGGCGGTCCCCGGCATCGCTTCGCCGATCAGCTTCATCACCCCAACCCGTCCAACCTTTCCATCCGTCCAACCTGTCCAACCTGGTCCCCTCGCGTGCGCGCCGGCGTGGGCGGCCGCCCGGGCGCCCGCTCGCCCGCCTGCATGCGCGCCCACATGCGCATGCGAGGGTTGGACGGTTGGACGGCCACCTATGTCGTCCAACCTCTCGTCCAACCTTTCGTCCAACCTTTGCGTAGGTTGGACGGCGGGCGAGGTTGGACGGACCGGGGCCGCGACATGGGCCATCGGAGGACGGGGCGAGGTCATGCGTCGCCCTCCCCTGCGGGACCACCCGCAGAGCCTCCGGCTGCCGCCGGCCGGGAACACCCGGGCCGCCAGTAGCGCCACAGCCGTGGAGGCGCGGCGTCTCGCCGCTTCTCCCAACCCAGCTTGTGCATCGCAATGCCGACGCGCGTGGACATCTGCCGCGCACCGTCGATGCGGTCGACGGGCACGCCCAGCGCCTTGGTCAGCAGGTCGTGCGACGTGAACGAGTCGATGTCGCAGACCTCGTGCATGGTGTCGCCGTACACGTTCTTGCTGTTCAGCCAAGCGGCCAGGCGCTCAAACCACGGGTCGACGATCTCGCGCTGCTCTTGCTCCGGCACGAGGTAGCGCTCGGTCTCTTCGCGCGTCGGGTAGTACCGCGAGACGTCCGGGTCGTCGCTGGCCAGCCTGGCGATCGCCTCCGCGAACAGCTGGTCGCGCCACTCGGCGAGCTTCAGCACGTCGATGTCGCCCTCGCAGGCCACGGGCCAGAATCGCCGCGCGCCGGTCGGGTCCTTGAAGTATTCCGACTGATTGGTGGATCCCGCGAACACCCCGCTGCGCGGGCGGTCGGTGCTGCGCCGCGCGAACGGCTCGCGCACGCGGTCGACCCGGCTGGACACGTACTGCTTGACCGCAGTCACCTCGGCCCGGTTGAAGCTGTCCAACTCGCCGACTTCGTACAGCCACTTGCCGGCCAGGCTCAGCATCGCGTCCTTGTCGCCGATCTTGATCGGGGTGTCGGCGAACCAGTCGTCGTTGCCGACGAGCGTGCGCAGGGCCGTCGACTTGCGCTTGCCCTGGGCACCTTCGAGCACGACCATGTAGTCCATCTGGCAGCCTGGCACGCGCACGCGCTGCACCATGCCCATGACGAACCAGGTGCCGACCATGCGGCTGTAGGTGCTGTCGGCTGCGCCGAGGCACTCGTGCAGCCAGTAGGGCAGACGCTCGACCCCGTCCCACGCCGGCAGCGCGTCCAGGTAGGTCAGCACCGGGTGATAGCGGGCGTGAAACGCCGCCATGGCCACGCCGGCGACCAGCGTGGCCTCGGACCGCACCGTCAGCCTGATGTGCTCGGTGATCCACAGCCCCAGCAGGTAGTCGTCGCTGGTCGTCCATTCGCCGGCCTGTGAGTCCCACGGGGGGTCGGCGAGCTTCATCACGCGGTGCGCGAACTCGTCATACCCGACCAGCCCGCGCAGTGCTGGATGCTCGACCAGCAGGATGAAGACGTTTTCGCGGCAGTCCTTCCAGCCGTTGTCGCTGCGGATCATCCGCCGCCGCCACGAGGCCAACGGCAGATCGACCACCGGTGCGTCGTCGTTCGCGACGCGCTCTTCCTTCCGCGCGGAGCCGGCTGAAGGGGTAGGCGAGGGTTCCGACACGGGCCTCAGCCTCGGCTTGCGCGGAGGCTTCCAGCCGGCGGCCTTGGCCATGCCGAACACGGTGGCCTCGGTGATGCCCGAGCCGCGGAAGCTGTCCCACTTCTTGCGCAGCGCCTCGGTGCCTGGGTACTTGGTGCCCTTGCTGCTCCAGTAGTCCCACAGCCTGAACCCGGGGTCTCCAAGGCCCGCCTTGATCGCCATGCCCACGTCGACCCAGTCGTCGTGCGGCATGTCCGGCGACAGGGCCTGCAAGGCTCCTTCCAGGCGCTGCGCGAGGTCGTCGGATGGCGCCGCAGGGGTTGGCGCGGCAGGCCCGGCGTGGGCCTTGCCCGCGCGTACTGTGGCCCGCAGGCGCCTGATGTCGCTGTCCGCGATCGGCCTGACGTCCTCAGGCGTGCCCGGCCACCGCCGGCCCGTGCAGGTGAAGAACTGCCGGCCACAGAACACCTCGACGCCGACGTCGTTGTTCTTGAAGGTCGTCGTCGTGCCCTGGACGATGATGTGCACGCCGCGGCCTGACGGGCTCAGCTCGGTGTAGCTACCGCACGCTGAGATGATCGACTGGCAGCGTTTGGACACCTCGCCGGTCTCGAGGTCGATGGCGCCGTCCAGGTCGATGCCGATCAGGCCGTCACCAGGCAGGAACGCGAAGCCGGCGCCGTCGTACCGGCGCGCGCGAACCTGCTCGACGGCCTGGTCGAAGCTGGCCAGCTGCGCGCGATCGTCGTCGCTGCCCTGTTGTCCCCGTCGGCGCTGGCCGTTGACGTAGTACGGCACCTTCCGCGGCTTCTTGTCGCCGTCGAAAGTCTCGAAGCGCCACACCAGCCACTGCTGCCGCTCCCGCATGGCGGCGGGCAGGTTGGCCAGCATCTCCGCTGGGGACTGATCGGTCATCGGCTCGGCCATGGACTACTGCCCACTGCCTCTGTGATGCGCGCGCTCATGGCACGACTTGCACAGCGAGACCAGCTGGTACAGCAGCTCGTCTCCGTGGTTGGCATACGTGAGGTGGTGCACGTCTACCGCTGGCTTCTCAAGGCAACCCTGGCAGACGTACCCGTCGCGCTGAAGCGCGCGAGCGCGCAACTGTTGCCATCGCTCGGTGCGCAGGTATTGCTCGTGTCGTGAGCGACCCTCCTGGCGCTTCTTCTCCAGCCTGGCCTCGTACGCCTGCGCCGATGCAATGCGCCGATCAAGGTCCCATTGGTCCGCCAGGCTTTCATCCCAAAGCGGCGGCGGCACAGCAAACGTAGACTGCTTGAGCGGGTTGCTGGTCGCCGCGCCGCAGCTCAAGCACTGGTGCCGGAACTGCACCCCTCCCCCACGGATGCCGCGCTGCCGAACCTCGGTGCTCAGATGCGCGCAGTCGAGCGCCCCTAGCGCCTCTATCTCGTCGCCCATCGGAACCGAAAGCAAGCCCTGCATGTCGGTCATCTGGCCTTTAGCCGCCCCGGCGCGTCATGCGTCGGCGTGTTGGGCAACAGCATCGGCCACACGCGCCCGGCGTCGATCGCGCCCGTGGCCAGCTCGCTGAACGTGCGCGTGATGCGCGCATCGCGGGCCAGGTCGCGCGCGCACTGCGGCACCCAGCCTGCGTGCGGCCAGGCGTTAGCCGGCCACAGCAGCGCGGTGAAGTACCCTGGCGCGTAGTCGCAGGACGCGGTCGCCTGCACCTTCCGCCGGGCCTTGCCGCGCACCGTGCGGTCCGCTGGCCTCAGCATGTGAGCCGGGACGACGCCTGGCCTGTGTTCCACGCGCGGTGCGCTCATCGTGTGACACCTTGCGATGCCCGGACCGACTGGACCGGGTCGCTGTCTGGAAACACACTGTCGGCATGTTCCTGCGCAGCAGCACCGACGGTCCCGCCGTCCTCGAACGGGTCGCCCCAGAGAAACATCCGGTACGCGCGGCGCCGGATCTCGGACAGCGTCACATGCGCCTGGGCGGCGCGCCGCATCAGCTCCACCTCGACTTCCTCTGTCTCGCGGACCGGAGGCAAGAGCACGATCTTCTTGATCGGCCGGGTCATGCGGTCATCCCCAGAAAAGCGCCCCCAGCCGGCTCTCGCCGACCAGGGGCTGAATGACGACCGCGAAGTCGTCGGGAGGAGACACGGTGCGGAACACCTCAGACCATCGCCTCGTCGGCGTGCCTGACTTGGCCAGCCGGCAGCGGGAACAGGTCAGGCCGCTGCAGGCGCATCAGTGCGGGGATGCCGCGCACTCGCCAGTTGCTGACCCGCTGCACCCCGCCGGGGTACAGCCCGAGCCTCCGGGCCACGCTCGTGGGCCCGCCAAGCCTGTCGATCAGCTCTCGATCGTGGTCGATGTCCTTTCGCATGGCCCGCATTCCACACCATGTGGAGTGCTCTTGTCAACTGGGCGTGTAACACGGGGAGCGTCTGACGGGGCACAGTGCTCCGGTATGAGCGCTGACACGATCGTCGAGGGGTCATTTGGCCGGCTGATGCAGGCCGCCTCCACGCGCGGCGTGGACATGCAGGCACAGCTCGCGCGCAAGCTGAACGAGCGCGACCAAGTCGTCGGCAACTGGAAGGTCCGCGGTGTCAGCCGCGACGGTGCCCTGGCAGCCCAGCGCGTGCTGGGGATCAGCGCCGTCTGGGTGCTGTACACCGAAGGCCCGCAGTTCGTATCGACGCCCGCGCCCGCGTTGCTGCCAGCTGCTCCGGTCGCTCGATCGTCAAAGCCCGCTGAGAGCTACGCGCCGGAGTTGGGTGACGTGCTCGAGCACTTGGCGCAGCATCTGCGCGATGCCAAGCCGGACACGCGCTACAGCGCGGCACCGCTGCTGGCCAGGCTGGCCGAGAACCCGGCCGATGCACCGCGCGTCATCCGGGCGCTCGAAGCACTGATGCGGCACTACGCCGTCGAGGCCGCCTAGGTCCCAGCCGCGCCGCTTGCGCGGCTCTCGGCCGTCTCCATCGCCCGGCGCATTGCGCGGGCGTCCGTGGCAATGGCCTCCAGCCGCTGGTTCGCTGTGGCCTGCTCGCGCACCATGGCTTGCATCTGCGATCGCAGTCCGATCACGAGGATCGGCATCAGTATCCAGGCAACCGCAAGGGCCAGGATGAGCAGCAGGGCCGCGAGGCCGAGCATGCCGGTGATTTGCGAATCCATCATCTTGTGCTCCCACTTGGCGCATGATTTGAGCAACTGAAGGTAACGAACACCCCTAGTTCACGGGGTTCGTGGTGTTTTCACGGGGATCAGTCTACACGCGCTGTTGACTCCACAGTCCACGTCGTGTGAAATCACTCCATCAACCCGATGGAGCACGCGATGTCCCCGACGACACCCAGCGCCGACCAGGTCAAGCGCGTCCAGGCCGAGACCGGCATGGACTACCTGCAGGCGTACCGGCACCTGCAAAGCCGCGCCCTGGTGGCGGAGGCCCTGGAGCAGCGCCGCCGCGAGTGGTGGCGCGCGCAGATCAAGGCGCAGCGCTCGGGGGCCGGGCAGTGAACGCCGGCACCGTCGCCGACCGTCTGCTGGACGCGACCCGCGCAGCCTGGCTGCGGCTGCAGGCTACGGCCTGCGACCGCGCCATCGAGACCGCTCACCGGCAAGGCCTGGTCGACTCGGAGATGCTGCGCGAGTACGCGCGGCAGCGCGATTCGCACTGGGCCGAGCTGGCCCGCATCGAAACCCGGCGCGCGCTGCGCCGCCTGTCCGCTGGGCGGGCCCGCTGATGTGCGCCAGCCGCAACGTCCTGGCGCTGCGGCACGCCGACCTGGCGACCGCGTTTGCGCGTCACTGGCAGCCTGGGTGGCCTCACGGTCTGCTGGCCGCCCTGCGGCATCCGATCGCCGCTCCCCTTATCCGCATCGGCGCGCGGCGGATTGCGCGCGCCCGTCAACACGAAGAAGAAAGCACCCAATGCGCAAAGACGACCTCACACTGGTGCGGCTGCGGCCGCACGAGCCCGGCAGTGACGAGCGCTGCCTGATCCTGCGGCTGTTGTGGTCCCTGCCCGGCCTGCGCGCCGAGCAGATCGAGTCGCAGCTGACCAGCATGGTCATCGGCGGCCGCGTGGCCGTGCGCGACGCCATGGACGCGCTGGCGCGCGACGGGCGGATCGTGCCCGTGGTCAACGCCGTCGGCGTTCCGGCATGGGCGAACGCGCTGCCTGAGCAGCACCAGCGTCTGCAGCCGAACCGCCGCCGGATCGTCTGATGGACACGCTGACGACCCGCTGGCTGGCCGACCGGGCGGCGGTCGCCGACATCGGTAGCTACTGCGTGCAGGTGCGGGCCGAGGCCGGCGTCGTGCACTACGACGCGCGGCCGTGGCTCGACAGCCGCGAGCACAGCGACCAGGCGATCGACGCGGCGCGCGAGGTCATCCAGTACAGCCTCGACCGCGGCCTGGCCACGGTGGTGGTGCGTCACGCGGACGGGCCGGTGCTCATGCTGACCGCGAAAGGGGAGGCCCTCAAATGAACGACTGGCACTTCGAGGCCGCCGCGGACAGCGAGCCGGGCACGGTAGCGCCGCGGATCCCGCGGCACAGGCCGCTGATCCTGCGCGCGTGCTCGGGCAACTGCAACCAGGGGCGGCGCTGGTGCGCCAACCCGGCACGGTGCGAGGCGAGGCTGCCAGTGCGCGTGCCCGACACCTTCAAGGGTGCGCTGATCGGCGCGGCGTTGGCCCTGCTGGGCGTGGCGGCCCTGCACCTGTGGAGCCGGTGACCATGCAGCCACCCATCATCATCGGCCTGGCCGGCCGCGCCGGCGTGGGCAAGGACACGGTTGCCGAGCAGCTGCGCGATGCAGGCTTCATCCGGTTCGCGTTTGCCGAGCCGCTGCGCCAGATGCTCGTCGCGCACCTTGATCTGCACGGGTTCAACCCGTACTGGATCAACGACCGGGGCTTCAAGGAAACCACGCTGCCGGTCTTCGGCCGCTCCGTCCGCCAGCACCTGCAGACGATGGGCGCCGCGCTGCGCCAGGACGACCCGGACTACTGGGTGCGCTGCCTGGCCCTCCGCGCTGGCCTGGTCGACGGCCGGCAGCCAGCCGGGGACCGCATCGTCATCAGCGATGTGCGCTACCGCAACGAGGCGAGCTGGATCCGCAGCCGCGGCGGCCGCATCGTGCGCGTGCTGCGCCACGTCGACCCCGTGGCTGACCATGAGTCCGAGCGCCAGGTCGACCACATGGCGGCCGACCTGACGATCGTCAACGACGGCACGCTGGACGACCTGCGAGCGCAGGTGGCCCAGGTGCTCAGCCTGCTGGAGGCCCGAGGTGCGTAAGCGCTGCCGCCGCCGGGTGGTGTCGCCGATGCCGGCCTGGCTGCGGCCGAAACTGGACCGCGACCAGCTGCTCGACCTTGGCTTGGTGCACAGCCTGAACCTGGACGACATGGCCGCCGGCCGGGCCACGGTCGAAACGATGTGGCAGATGGCCGGCGGGGTGCTGACCTGGGCTCGCGTGGCCGAGGTCATCGACATGCACCGCGCCGAGATGGCTAGGCAGGTGCAGACCATGCAGGCGGTGATCGACCGCTACCGGCGCACGCGGCGGGTCGGCTTCAGCGGCCTCGAGTACCAGGCGGCAAAGGAAGGCGTGGTCGTCATGGACGAGCTGGCCGCCCGCGTGGACCGCGCGACGGCCATGGCCGCGGCGGACTGGTCCGAGGCGTGCATCAACGACCTGATGGCCCGGGCTGCCGGCCACTGGCCGTTCCCCGATGCCGGCCAGACAAATGCGGCGCCGCCGCCGTGGAGCGGCACCCAGGCGCCGGCCGACGCCGACATCGCACACGCGGAGGACGCGAGATGGTGACGCGACTGATCGAGGCGTGGCTGCGCCACGTGGCCAACGTGCTGCGCGGTGCGCCGCCGCCGCGGCCGACTCTGGACGACGACCGGGCGATGCTCGAGAGCTTCGACGGCCTCGACACTGTGTACCTGTCGCTGGACGAGCGCGCCGCGCTGGATCGGCTGGTGGCCGCCGGCCAGGCCAGGCGCGAGAGGGCGCTGGCCTTCGGCACGAGCGTGTTTCACCGCTTCCACCTGCTGCCGCCGGCCGGGGGTGACCGGTGATTGCCACCGCCGCCCTGGCCGCCAGCGTCGCGGCCTGCTCCTGGGACCGACCCGGCGCCAACCCGTTCACCGGCGACGTCGTTGCGGCCGTCGACCGCTACCAGGACATTCCGGCGGCAGCGCGCCAGGCCCTCAAGGCCCGCATGGCCGCGCGCCGGTACGACGAGATCGCCACGATCACGCGCGACGAGATCCGCGGCGCGCACCGCTACGAGGGCCTGCGCGACATGCACTTCGGCAGCGGGACGGTCTGCCGCACCGTCACCCGCGATCGGTGGGCGTCCGGCGCGGTCGAGCGCGGCCTCGTCTACTGCGAGCAGGCTCACTGCCTGATCGTGCCGACCGTGTGCCGCAACGTCAGCCGCGTGACGCGCGTGCCGCCGGCGCCGCCGCTGCCGCCCCCTCCACCCGACGACCCGCTGCGCGGCGCGCTGCAGGTGCCCGGTGGATCGGGCGGCATGAGCTGGGCGCAGCGCCTGGACGACGCCGGCGGCCAGCTGGTCGAAGAGCCGCGCCGTCGCGCACTGGATGACCCAGGCGCGTCGGCCTGGCCGACGCCGACGGACATGCCGACCGTCGCCGCGCTGCCGACCGTCGTGGAGCCCGTGCCGGAGCCTGGCACCTGGGCGCTGATGTTGGCCGGCCTGGCCGGCGTGTGGGCGATCGCCAGAAGGAAGAGGTCACGATGAGACAAACACAGTGGGCGCCCACGGCGCCAGACGCGCGCTGGGTGCCGACCGTGCTGATGGTCGAAGAGCACGCTGACCTGTCCTGGCAGCAGATCCGCCGCCAGCAGCGCGACAGCGGCCCGCGTCGCATCCAGACGCGCAGGGCCGTCGGCATCGACGCCGGCGCGGCGCTGATGGCGCTGCTGAGCTTCGTGGCCGGGGGGCTGGTGACGCTGGTGACGCTCGCGGCGCGGGGGGTCTGGCTGTGACGAAGAGCCGCAACAAGAACCGGCCACGCTGGACGCCCGATGCCGCGGCAGTCCAGCTGCTGCGGCGGGAGTTCCCGACGACGAAGACGGCCGAGCTGGCACAACGCCTGAACGTGCACTATCACCAGGTGGCGAAGGCCGCCGCGCGGCTCGGGCTGCGCAAAGACGAAGCCTGGCTGAACGGCCCGGATGGCGGGCGCACGGACGGCCGGCGAGGCCTGGGAACCAGGTTTCAGCCCGGGCAGCGCTCGTGGAGCACGGGCCTCAAGCTGGGCAGCGACTGGGGCAAGGCCTCGCAGTTCAAGCCCGGCCAGCGGCCGGTCAACTGGGTGCCCATCGGCACCCTGCGCGTGGCGAGCACCCAGTACCTACAGGTCAAGCTGCACGACACCGGGTATCCGCCGCGTGACTGGGTCATGTATCACCGGCATGTGTGGGAGCAGGCGCACGGCCCGGTGCCGGCCGGGCACCTGGTGGTCTTTCGTGACGGGCGGCGGCGCCATGACCCGGCGCAGATCACGCTGGACGTGCTCGAGTGCATCACGCGGCAGGAGAGCATGCGCCGCAACAGCATGCACGCCTTCGGCCCGGAGGTGGCCGGCCTGATCCAACTGCGCGGCGTGCTCAGCCGCGCCATCAACCGACGCGCCAAGGCGCAGGAGACGACGGAATGAGCCAAGACCTGCATGCGCTGCGTGCGCACCTCTTCGCGGCCCTGGAGGGCGTCAAGGCCGGCAGCCTGGCGCTCGACCAGGCGCGGGCCGTCAACGAGCTGGCGAAGACGCTGGTGGACACGGGCAAGCTGGAGGTCGAGTACCTGAAGACGACCGGCGGCGGCGAGAGCAAGTTCATCGAGCCCGGCCAGGCCGAGCCCGAGAAGCTGCCGCCCGGCATCGTTCGAGTGACCCGGCATCGGCTTGCGGGGTGAGCATGGCCCACCAGCTCACGATGACCGGCGACGACTGGCTCAGCGACCGCGACCGCAAGAGTCAGGCGAAGGCCGAGGCGGCGAGGAAGCGCGCCGCGGTGCAGTGCGCGAAGAAGCTGCGCGAGGCGGCCGAGGCGCTGTCGATCTACTCGATGGCATGCCTGGACTGCCGCGACGGCAGCGGCGTGCAGCGCGCAGATGACGGTAGGTCGCTGCTGATGGGCGACATGCAGGAGTTTGCCGGGTGGTTGGAGTCGGTGTATGGGACAAGGGCCTAACGCAGCCGCTGCCCCAGCACGAACCAGCATAGCCCGCCCATACCCATGCTGACCCCCGAGCACCTTGCCGCCGCCCTGTCGATCTCGGTCCGCCAGGTCTCGAGGCTGCGCGCCGCGGGCCTGCCGGCGGTGCCTGTCGGGGCCCGGTCGGTCAGGTACGATCTGCAGTCCTGCATCCGGTGGTTGCAGGACAACCCCGAGGCCTTATGCCCTACCGGCTCGACTCGCGCGGCCGCTACGACGTCAGTGTCTGCGTCCGCGGCACGCGCCTACACCGACGCCTGCCGGCGGGTAGCTCTGCGCGTGATGCCAAGCTCGTCGAGTCCGAGCTGCGCATCGCCGCCGAGCGAGACGCCGGCCGGCGCCAGGTAGTCATCCCTGGCGACCCGGCCCTGACGGCCGTGATGGCCGGCTACGTGGCCGCGGCGAAGCACCTGCGAAGCCCGGACACGGCCATCCACCACGCCCAGCGCATCGGCCGCTGGGTGGAGCAGTACCGGGCTAGCCAGGCGCGCCAGTGCGCTGCGCACATCGTGACCGACATGCGCGGCCACTATGCGGACGCGACGATCAACCGCAGCTTGGGCACGCTGAAGCGTGCGCTGCGCATGGCCTGGGAGCGCGGCGAGACCTCGCAGGACTGGTCCGCCCAGGTGCGCCGCCTGGCCGAGCACAATGCCCGCGACGTCTACCTGACGGTCGACGAGGTGGGCGCGATTGCCGCGCAGGCCAGCGAGTCGGTGCGGGCCTGTGTCTGGATCGCGCTGCTGACCGGCTGCCGCCGCGGCGAGATCCTGGCGCTGCGCGCCGAGGATATCCAGGGCGACACGCTGCTGGTGCGGGCGGGCAACACGAAGACGCTGCGCACGCGGACGGTGCCGATCATCGCGGCCCTGCGGCCGTGGCTGGCCTACGTGCCGGTGCAGCTGAACGCGGAGGGGCTGAAGTCTGGATTCCGCCGCGCGCGCGAGGCGGCCGGGCGGGCGGACGTGCACTTTCACGATCTGCGGCACAGCTGCGCCACCATCCTGCTGTCCCTGGGCACGCCGCTTGACGTCGTGCGCGACGTGCTGGGGCACACGACGATCCGCACCACCGAGCGCTACGCTCACGCTCTGGTGCACCGGCAGCGGGCTGCGCTCGAGGGTCTGGGTGCGCTGGCGGATTTGCACCAGGCGTCTGCACCAGCTTCGGACCGAGCGGCCTGAGTCGCCGCTAAGTGCTTGATTTTGTTGGTGGGTGGTACAGGGATCGAACCTGTGGCCCCTGCCGTGTGAAGGCGACTGGCCGCTCCTGTCACCTACGGAGAGGCCCGCGAAAACAGGCACTTTCGTGCGTCGGCGGCCTACCGTTTACACCAGAACGTACACCAGGCCGTGGCGCGCGCTGTGGCGAATCCTGCGTGCCCCGCTGCACGCAGCGGCCCCAGAATCGACGCCAGCGCGTCACTTCAGCGCGTCGACTGCGGCCTGGTAGGCGCGCTCGCAGGCGAGGCCGGCAGCTCGGGCTCGGTCAGCATGTTCTGCCAGCGCTCCCGCTGCAGCGTCAGACTCCGCGAGCACGCGCAGGAGCCGGTCGGCGTCGTGCATGCTGCCGGGCACGCCGGCTGGCGCGCCTCGCCCGGGAGCGGCACCAGGCGGGGGTGAGCAACGGCGGGCGGCGTAGCGGGCGGCTGCGTCGCGCAGGCTGTCAGCAGCGACGACAGCAGCAGCAGCATCGGCGCGCAGCGCCTCGACGGTTTCGCGGGCTTCACGGGCGATGGCCTCCGTCTTGTCGATGATGTCGTGCTCCCGAGCCCGGGCGGCCTCGACGGCCTGGCGGGCGGCGGTCTGGGCCTGGGCGAGCTGCTCGGCCTGCTCGGCGCGGATCCTCGCGATCTGGCCGGTGGCGATGTGCCCGCGGGCGAGCCAGCCGGCGGCGACAAGGCTGCCGCCGATGACGACGGCGGCGATCAGGCGCGGGGATATGGCGGCCAGCGGGATCACTTGCGGCCCGCCTGGTAGTCCTGCCAGCGGCGCCACAGCGCGTAGGCCGCGCCCGCGAGCACGACGGCCAGCAGCACCCAGCGCACCGGGTCGGCCGGCGGCGTGTCGGCGGCCTGCTGCACGGCCGCGCGGGTCTCGGTGACGATGCGCAGCACCTCGACGCCGCCCAGGCCGGCGGCGGCCACGGTGGCCGAGCCGGCGCCCACGGCGGTGCCGGTCTCGGTGAAGGCGCGCGCCGGGGCCTTGCCGGCCAGCCAGCGCGCGACATTGAAGCCGGGGCACGCCTTGGCCGCGTACTGGTTGTGGCCCGTGACCTTGGTGATGCCCGGGTGCTCGGCACGCAGCCTGTCGATGAGGGCCCGCAGGGCGGCGCCCTGCTCGGCCGTGTAGTGCTGCTCGAAGGCGTCGGTGGCCGCCGCGCCGTGGCCACCCAGCAGGCAGATGCCGATCGCGGTGGCGTTCGCCTTGGGCTCGAATGCGCCAGTGCGGTGCACGGGGCGGCCGGGGTAGACCTGGCCGTCCCTGTCGATCACGAAGTGGTAGCCGATGTCCCGCCAGCCGTTGAGCTGCACATGCCAGCGGCGGATCTCGGCGACGCGCTCGACGCCGGTGCGCTCGGCCATCCACCCCGGGCGCGTGGCGGCGCAGTGAATGTTGATCTCGTCGATCGGCCTCATTCGGCAGCGGCCTGCTTCTGCTGCTGGGCGACCAGGCGGCCGAGGATGATGGCCACCCCCATCAGGCCCATCAGCTTGGACTGATCGAGCCCGACGAGCGCCAGGATGGCGGCCTGCTGGTCGGCCGGGATTGAGGCCCAGACAACCAGGAGCGCGCTGATCTGGACGCTGAGCCACTTCCAGGCTTGGCGCCAGTCGCTGACGAGGATCTTGTCGAGGGTCATGGTGTGTTGCTCCTGATGCTGCTGCGAATCGCCTCCCACACGGCGAAGGCGAGGAAACCTGCGGCGGCCCACAGGCCGGCCGTCAGGACTTTGCTCATCACGTCGGACTTCAGCCGGTCCCAGCCGGTGGCGGCGCGGATGGCTTTCTCGTGCGCCAGGCGGTGCCCGTGCGGGTCGCCACCGGGGAAGGCTGACGCGAACGTCTGGCTCAGCCGGTCGAAGCCGCTGTCGAGGTGCCCCATCATCTTGGCCTCGTGGGCGGTCAGGGCGGTGCTCAGCGACTCGTTGATGAGCAGCCGCACGCGGTCCTCGGTCAGTGGGTTGAGGTGTTCACTCATCGTCAGCTTCCTGCGGCGGCTGCGGCCAGTCGATGGTCAGCGGGTAGCCCGGCTGCGTCGTGATGTCGCGCAGGGCCTGTCGGTACTGCCGCCAGGTCGGTGGAGCTGGCTGCCCGCCCTCGGCGGCGCGGATGACGACCCAGTCCGTTGCCGCCAGCAGCTCGGCCCGGCGCGCCGCGGCCGCGTTCCGCGCATCCTGTAGCCGCGTCTCGTCGCTGCGCAGGTCCCGCCAGACGACGGCCCCATCCTCGACCACAGGCCGCCAGCCCGGGCCCGGCGCGGGGGCGATAGCGGCGTCGTCCGACAGCAGCACATGCCGCTCGGCCGGCTCGATGTCCAGCGTGACGACGGACGTCACGATGTCCTCCGCGCCCAGGATGGCGTACCGGCGCACCGTCATGGCCGCGTCCCATACGTGATGTCGTAGGTGCAGATGCCGGTCCCCGTCCGGCCGTTGGCGTCCGTCGCGACGCAGACGATGTCGAAGGTCTGGCCGGAGTTGTTGGGCTGCGCGCCCTCGACGTTGACCGTGTCGCCCGAGGTGATGCTGAGGATCGAGGCGTAGGGCCGCGTGCCGCTGCCGAAGTCGACGTCCTGCCGACCGATCGTGAAGCGGTAGGTGTACGGCGAGGTGCCCCCGCTGGCGCTCGCGGTGACGCTGGTGTATGAGGTCTTCGCGCTGCTGAAGACCTCCTGGGTCACGCTGCTCGGGCTGAAGCTCACGGTGATCGTGCCGAGGCTGAGCTTGTCCGCGCTGATGCTGCCGGCCAGGTTCGCGTTCGTGACGACTTGCCCGCCGATTTCGAGTGCGGAGCCCGTCCAACGGACGTATTGCGTCGAGCTGCCGATGTCCAGCCTGGGCGTGCCGGCGTTGTGCTCGATGAGCCAGCCAGTGCCCGAGCCGTAGCTGGTCTTGCCACTCTGCACCTTGCCGCCGGTGCCGACGGTGAGCGCGCCATCGACCGTCAGGGCGCCTGTGCTTGCGTTGACGGCCTGCAGGTTGGTAACGCTGATCTTGCCCGCGGTGACGGACGACGCCGCGAGCTTGTCGGTGGTGATGGCGCCGTCGACGATGAGGTTCGCGCTCGATCGGCGGGCTGCGTACAGCTTGGTCCACCAGATGGGGCCGCCGCTGGTGTCCGCGTACACGTAGAGCCAGCAGCGCAGCGCGCCCGTGGGCGCGGTGAATGACGCCTCGTAGGTCGCCCATGAGGTGGTCAGGTTGGAGGCGATCGGATAGAGCAGATCCGTATAGGTCCCGTCGGCCTTCCAGAAGTACGCGATGACGTAGAAGATATTGACCGTCGTCGCCGCGTCTTTGACCGCCGCGACCGAAACCAGATAGCTCGCGCCGGCCTCGACCGCGAAACCGTCTTTGTCCGCCCCGGCGTCGCTGTACGCCTTGACGGCCGCGAACGTCGAGACCGTGCCGGCCTCGAACCGCATCACGTAGTTGGCCGGTGCGGATGCCGGCACCCCGCTGGCGTTCTTGGCGACGACCGACTGCGTGCCGACCCACGGCCGCCAGTTCTTCGTGTCGCCGGTGGCGAAGTCGGGATTGGCGACCAGGTTGCCGGCGACCACGAGCAGGTTCGCGGTCGTGATGGCATTGGCCGCGATCTGATCCGCGCCGATCGCGCCGGCCGCGAGCTTGGCGGTCGTGATGGCGTTGGCTGCGATCTTGTCGGCGGTGACAGCACTCGCGTCGAGCTTGGCCGTCGTGATGGCGCCTGCCGCGACCTTTGACGCGATGATGGCGCCGTCGACGATCAGGGTGGCGTCGACTGCCGGCATCAGGCGGACGTCGGCGATCTGGACTTCGCCGCCTGCGTTTTCCCAGTTGAACAGGAAGGATGGCGCGACGAACCTGCACGACGCCGAGAACTCGTACGACGAACCTTGGCCGACCATGACCTCGATCTGCGTCCAGCTGCCTGCGGCCGTGGCGCCCAGTATCCAGACGTAGAACTCATGGCCCCCGTTGTTGCCTATCAGGGCGCCTGTCGAGTCGCGCTGTTGCAAAGTCGCGTAGCAGTGGGCGCCCGAGGTCGAGACGACGCGATACCAGAAGCTGAACCGGTAGCGCTTCGTGCGGTCAATCGGGATGGCTTTCAGGCCGCTGGCGCCAGGGTGCCACTGAAGCGATCGACCCTGGGTGCTGGCAGGCACATAGGCCACGTAGCGACCCGCTGGGGCGTCCGTCACCGTCTTGAACAGGGCCAGCGTGCCGCCGTAGGTCACGGCCCAATTTGCCTGATCCTCGAAGGTACCGTCTGGCAGCAGCGAGCCCGGACCGGTGACCAGCAGGTGCTGCGCGCGCACGGCATTGGCAGCGACCTCGTCCGCCGTGATCGCCCCCGCGGCGATCTGCCCGGCCGTAATGGTGTCGGCCGCGATGTTGCTTCCGGTGATGGTGCCGGCTGCGATCTTGCCGCCGGTGATCGTCGCCGCGGCGATCTCGTTGGCCGTCACGGCGCCGGCCGCCAGCTTGGCGGTGGTCACCGCGCCGGCCTCGATCTTGCCCGCGGTCACTGCGTTCGAGGCAATCTTGTCGGCGACGATGGCGCCGGCAGCGATCTCGTTCGCCGTCACGGCGCCGGCTGCCAGCTTGGCGGTGGTCACCGAGCCCGCTGCGATCTCGGTCGCGCTGACGGCGCCCGCGGCGATCTTCCCGGCGACGACGGCGCCGGCGATGATCTTGGGCGACGTGATCGCGTTGTCGGCGACCTCGGTGGCCGTGATGGTGTCGGGCAGGATCTCGCTCGGGCGCGGAGAGAACGCCGTGGGCATGTCGCCCAGCTCGACCTGAACCGCACAGATGTCGAACGCGGCGCCAGACGGGAGGGTGCCGGATCCTCCTTCCCAACTGATGTACAGCTCGCCGTTGGGTGTCTGCGCGTTGCTGGCTGGGCTGACCCGCCAGGCATACCGCTGCCAGGTGCCGTTGATGAGGTCCGGGTAGGACAGCGTCGTGACCGGGCTGAAACCCATATTGCTGGGCAAGCCCGTCATCTTGAAGCCGGCCGCCGAAGCGCTTGACGCGCGCGCCCAGAAGCTAATGACGTAGGTCTGGCCCGGCACCCAGGTGGTGACGCCGCCGCCGGTCACGCCGGTGCTGGTGAAGACGCCCAGCGTGTTCGTGGTGGCCGCGTCGGCCGTCACGCGCACGAAGTTGGCCCCGAACAGCCCGCCGGTCGACACCGCAAACGTGCGCGCCGTCGCCCCGTTGTTGTACTCGGCCCAGGCGTAGGGCAGGCCGCTCGCGTGCTTCTTGAAGTTCGCGTTAGGCAACAGGTTGCCACCGCCGATGGACACCGCGAGCTGCGAGGCGGTCAGCGTGCCGGTTACCTTGGCCGCCGCGATCGCCGCGAGCTGCGAGTCCAAGAGCTGCCCCGTCACCTTGGACGCGGCCAGGCCGGCGATCTGCGCGTCGGCCACCGTGCCGGTCAGGTCGGTGGTGGGCACCGTTGCGACATAGGCCGAGCCGTTCCAGCGGTACAGCTTCCCGTCGGTCGTGTTGAACACCGAGCGCGTGGACAGCGACCCGGGCACCGACGACACGATGGTGACCGGCTCCAGGCCCGAGGCAAACTTGGCCACGCTGATGGCCGCGTCCGCGATCTGCGCCTGGCTGATCGTGCCGCTCAGGTCCGAGGTAGGCACGGCCGCGGTATACGCCGAGCCGGTCCAGCGGTAGAGCTTGCCCGTGCCGGTCAGCACGATGGTCTCAGTGCTCTTGGTGGTCGGCAGCGTGCTGCCGGCGACGACCGTGACCGGCTCGATGCCGCTGGCGAACGCGGTCAGGGTTACCGCCTTCTCCGACTGCACGAGCGCGCTGACGGCGCCCGGCGCGATGCCGGTGGACTGGATCTTCGGCGCGGCACTGGTGACGATGGTGGTCTGGGTCGTCCAGTCGCTGTGCACGCCCAGCGCGTTGACCGAGCGGGTGCGGAACAGGTAGGCCGAGCCGGCCTGCAGCGCGGGCAGGACGACCTCGCTTTGCGTGCCGCTCGCGCGCACCGATTGCCAGCCGAAGTTGCTGCCGATCTCCAGGTACTCGACCTCGATCCAGCCGTTCTGCGACACGCTGGCATCCGCCGGCGGGGTCCACTCGACCAGCGCGCGCACGACCGGCTGGCCGTCGACCAGCTCGGCCGCCGAGGTCGTGACCGTCAGGCCGGTCGGCGCGGTGACCACGCTCGGATCCGGCAGCTCGGTGTTGGGCGTCAGGTCCAGCTCGGCGAAGCTGCTGTCGACGTTGTAGATGGCCGCGGCCGTTTCCTTCAGCGTCAGCACGACCCCGCCGGTCAGACTCACCGCCCAGTCGACGACCTCGAAGGTCTTGGCGCTCCACCCGAACCGGGCCAGCGTGACGTTGACGACGTCGAACAGCTCCAACTGAAAGGCCCGCAGGTTGCACGGCAGCCGCACGGTGAGCGCGTTTCGCGCGTCGCGCATCAGCACGCCGCAGACGTGCTGGGCGTGGAGCACGTCGGTCACGCCGCCCAGCGTGATCTCGCGGGGCAGCTCGCGGCCGTCGGCGGTGATGTAGGTGGTGCTGCGCACCTCGGGGGCGGGGACCGCGAGCCAGCCCTGGTCCTTGTCGCTGATCGTCGGCCGGTAGACGTTGACGGCTTCCTCGGCCGGCGGCTCGGGCACGATCTGGATGTCGTCGACGCCGCTGAGCCAGTCGTCGGTGATCGTGGCCACCGGTGCCCGATAGGCGCCCGCCACGACGCGCAGCTGCCCGCCGGCCCAGCCGGCTTTGCCGGCCATGCTCTCGACGATCTCCTCGAAGGTGCTGGACGGATCCTCGTCGGTGCGGGCGACGATGTCGCAGGTGAACAGCGGCGCCGTCGTGGTGCCGCTGTCGGTGACGAAGTTCTGGCTCACGTCGCAGGCGTTGGCCGCCGCGGTGAAGCTGGCCGCAGCCAGGTCGCCGGCAGCGCACCCGCCGCCGTTGGCGTACAGGGCCCAGTCGCGGGCGATCAGCGCGGGGTTGCGCGTCCAGGCGGTCGTGCTGGTGCGCGGGTCCAGCACCCGGGCGCCGCGGAAGACGGCGGAGATCGAGGGCACGCCGGACGGGAAGGCGTCGGGGTCGAACTCGAGATCGACCAGCATGCCGGCGATGCCGGCGAAGCGATGGTCGTCGGTGATGAGCGACGGGAACAGCGGCTTGAGGACCGTCGACAGGTTCTGGCCGGACCCGCCGGTGTAGAACCTGACCCGGGCCTTGCTGTCCACGCGGCTCTGCTGCCAGTTGACCGCGACGGCCGCGCCGGCCGTGCCGCCGCTGACCGTGATGGTGCTGCCGCTGACGCTCACACTCAGCGTCGTGGCGTTCTCGCTGAGGGTCACCGCGCTCGCGCTGCCGGCCACGACCGTGCCGGTGGCATTGACCGTCGCCCCGCCGCTGCCGTTCAGCGTGACGGTCGCGTCCTCGCTGGTGCGCCGCGTGATCGCGTAGGGCGGCGTCGTGACGTAGCCGCTGCCGTCGAGCGTCACGGCGGTGTCGCCGAAGTAGACCGTCTCGAAGGCGTCGATCTCGTGGCCGGCGACCGCGATGAAGAGGGTGTAGAACTCCGAATTCGTGCCGCGCGTGGCCTTGAAGAGCACCCCGTCGACGTTGCGCACGCGGCCGTAGCAGCGCGAGCGCTGTCCGTTGGCGGTGCTGACCATCACGAGCCGGTCTTCGAGCTGCGCATTGAAGGCGGCCCGGGCCTGGCGCTGGGCCTTGCGGCGCTGATGGTTGCCGACCACGACCGACCCGACCGCAAAGGCCGCATAGGTGATGGCCGTGATCTGGCTGGCCGTCAGCACGCTCGCCGCGGTCAGCGTGTTGGTGGCAATCCAGGTGGCGACGGCTTGCGGCATTACGCAGCCCTCCAGGCCCAGCGCACGAGCTCGGCGCGGATCGGCACCAGGAACTTCTCGCCCTGACCCATCCAGCAGGCGCCCACGTTGACGACGAGCGCCCGCGTGCCCACATCACGCAGCAGACCGACGTCGCCGGGCGCGGCCAGTGCAGGCTTGATCCTCGGGCCCAGGCGGGCCGAGCACGCGCGGGCCAGGCCGCCGCACTGCAGGATGGCCGCGCGGGCCTCCTCGCGGCTGTGCCACTGGCCGCGCAGGTCCGACAGCGGATCGCGGCCGGTGACGGCCAGGACGGCGTCGGCCGCCCAGGTCACGCAGTCGCGCTCGCCCCACGCGAACCCCTGGAGGTGGCGGCGGTGCACCAGGTCGGCGAGGCGGATCTGCCAGTCGGTCACGCGCATCGGGTCACCTGCGGAACCATGAGGCCGCCGGCCACACGTCCTGATGGTTGGCCTGGCTGACGACGAATTCGAGTGCGCGGTCGCCGCTGCTGACCAGTTGCTGGTCGCCGTCGGTGTAGCGGATCGGCTTCGGCCTGGCGAAGATGCGGGCGAGCGGGACGGCGGTGACGCCCACGGTCGATCCGGAGATCGTCATCTGGTCCAGGCGGAAGGTGCCCACGGTGCTGACGTCCTCGACGGCGTGGGTGGTGGCGTTCAGGATTGCCAGCCGCAGCACGCAGGACTTGTTCCGCGCGCTGGTGCCCAGCACCAGGGCCAGCATCTCGGACGGCACGCCGGACAGCGAGAACTGCAGCGCCTGGGCCTCGCCGGCCGAGTCGCGCACCGCCTCGACCGCGCCGAGCGAGCCGGCGGCCAGCCAGGTCTTGCTGTCCCAGACGATGTCCACCGCCGAGGTGGCCAGGTACAGGGCCGGCGAGAAGGCCATCTCGACCAGCATGACGACCGGCACCACGCCGCCGGACAGGGCGCTGACGGCGCCCGCGGTCAGGGTGCGCATTACCAGACCTCCTCGAAGTCGAAGGCCGCCCCCTCGAGTACCGCGCCGGCGTGGCTGACCGAGGCCAGCCAGGCGGGCATCACGAAGTCACCCGTGGGCTTGTTCCAGGTCACGGCGCTGCCGCTGGCAATCGTGCTGCGCACCCGGTGCACAACGGCGACCGTGCCGGCGCCCGAGCCGTTCAGCGTGATGTCCTCGGCCACCATGAAGAGCTGGCCGCCGACGCCCAGCATGTCGCCGGCCTTCAGCGTGGAGCTGGCCGTGCCGCCGGTGATCGGCAGCGACGTGCCGCCGCGTGTGACCTGCGCCGACAGCGTCGGGCTGCCGCGCATCGTGCCGCGCGGCACGGGCCGGCCGAAGTGCCAGGCGCGCACCCGGTGCACGCCGCCGCGCAACCGGAAGAAGAACGCCTCGACCTGGCCGGCATCGAGCCGGCCGCGCTGCGGCAGCGTGACGCTCAGCACCCAGCGCTCGGCCACGAACTCCACGGCCTGCAGCGTGCCGTTGTACGGGCTCTTGAACTGCTCGCCGGCGCCCTGGCTGCCGATGGTGGCCTGGGCAGGTTGCAGGGTGGCGGGCCAGTCGTAGGTGGCCATCAGGCAATTCCCTGGCGCCGCAGCATGGTGGTCATGCGCGCTTCCATGCCGGACTGCAGCACCTGCAGGGCCGTCACCAGCTCGTTGCGCGTGACGCCGGCGGCGACGTTGTACGTGATGTTCGTGACCCCGCCGCCGCCCTCGACGCCCAGGCGGCCGTCACGGCCGCGCTTCAGCGGCATGATCGCCTCGGGCCCGGCTTCGCCCATCAGGCCCAGGCTGCCGCGCATCGGGAAGACGCTTGGCGAGCTGACCACGCCGCCCGAGGCGAACGCGGTGACCGGCAGGCCGTTGGCGAACGGCGCGCCCTTGGCAAACCCGAACAGGCCACCCAGGAAGCTCAGCAGACCGCCGCCGCCCTTCGGGAACAGCTTGTTCCCCAGGTCCACCGCGATGGCCTGCGCGGCCATGTCCAGCAGCAGGTTGCCCCACAGGCGGCCGATGCTCTTGAAGTCGCCGGCCAGCGTGCGCTTGATCGTCTCGCCCATGCTGTCCTGGATGTTCCGCTCGAACTGCTTGGCGAATTCGCTCATCTCGTCGAGGGCGGGCTTGACCTTCTCGGGCAGCTCGCCGAGCGCCGTGCGCACCGCTTCCTCGTACTGCTGCACGCTCAGCTTGATGCCGCCCACGCCGTCGGTGAACGCCCGGGTCAGCAGCAGCATCTGCGCGCGCGTGGCCTCCAGGCGGGCCGATGGCGTGGCGGCCAGCAGCTCGTTGAGCTGCTTCAGCTCGGCTGCAGCCGCGTCGCCTGCTTCGCCGGTCGCCTCGGTGCTCTTGGTGATCTTGCGCAGGGCCGAGTCGTAGATGTCGCCGCTCAAGCCCAGGTCGAAGAAGAGCCGGTCCAGCGTGGCGATCTGGTCCGCAAAACGCTTCGCCCTGACGACATCGCTGTCTTCGATCGCGCTGGCCACGGTGCGCAGGATGTCTTCTTCGTAGCTCGGCTGCGACGGCACCCGGTCGGGTTCCGGCCGCGCGGCCGGGGCGGGCTTGGCGGGCAGCTCGGGCAGCTTCGGCAGTTGCACTGCGAACGGCGGGATGATGTCGTCGCCGCGCCCGCCACCGGCCGTGCGCTGGCCGGTGGCGTTGGCCACGCGCTGGTAGAAGCTGAGCAGCTTCTGTGCGGCGGCCAGGTCGCGCTCGGTGGGCGCGATGTTGATGCGGTCGAAGACGCTGCCGCCGCGGCGCAGCTTTTCCAGCGATGCCGTCAGGTCGGAGACGCGCTGGCTGTAGAACTCGACGCCCTCGCCTGCGTTCAGGAACTGGCGGCTGAGGGCGCCTGCCAGCAGCCCGCGACCGGTGCCGCCGAAGACGTCCTGCAGCGCCTGGAACCGGACCAGCACCTCGTTCAGCGTCGGCAGCAGATCGGCAACGAGGTTGCGCCCCACGTTGGAGGCGTTGGTGCTGAGCGCGGCGAGCTGCTTGTTGAACCGCTCGGCGGCGGCGGCCTGCTCGCTCGTGACCCTGGCGTTCAGCTCGCCGGCGTCGGCCAGGTCCTTCAGGAACGGCGCGGCCTCGCGGATGCTCTTGCCGAAGAGCTCCTGGATGATGCGCGCCTTGTTGCCGTCGTCCGCGAAACCGGCCAGCGCGCGAGCGGTCGCCTGCAGCGCTTGGGCGGGGTCGAGCTTTCGCAGCTCCTGCGCGTTCAGGCCGATCGCCTCCAGGGCGCGGCTGACGTCGTTCTTGCCGTCCGCGCTGTTCAGCGCGGCGTTGAACTTGACCAGGATGCCGGCCACGTCGTCCAGCGTGCCGCCGTTGCGCCGCGCCACGTCTTCGAGTGCGCTCAGGCTCTCCACCGTGGAGCCGGTGGCGTCTGCCACGTCGTTCAGCGCGTCCAGCGCGTTGATCGTGCCGCGCACGAAGCCGGTCAGCGCGCCGACCGAGAACGCCGCGGCCAGCTGCGGCGCCAGGCCGGCGAAGGCCGTGCCGATGCCTGCGGCGCGCTGCTGCAGCGCGGCCAGACCGGCGCTCGCGCTCTTGAAGGCCGCGGCCGTGTTGTCGGTCGCGGCGATGACGATGCGGGCGACGGCGCTCACGTCAGTCGTCCCCCATGCCGAACATCGAAGCCAGCTCCCGATCGGCGGGGCTGGCCGGGCTGGCGTCCTCGTGCTGCAGCGACAGGTAGGCCACCCAGCGGCCGAACTCCTGCCCGCTCATCTCGTGCTGCAGCCGCGCCGCCGGCATGCGCAGATGCGAGGCGACGGCGTACAGAGCGCGCAGCTCGTGCTGCGTCTTCAGGTTTTTTTTTCAGCGTCGATGTCATGGCCCGAAAGCTGCATGCACAGGCTGAAGAGCTGCATCGACTCAGACGGATGACGCGCCGCCCAGACGCTCCACTGAGCGCTCGAGTACACCGGGCGCTTGTCCTCGGCGAGCACGCACAGGTGCAAGGCGAAGGGCATGACCTCGCCGCCGATGCGCTGCGCGGTGTCCTCGGGCAGCTCGTCCTGCAGCGGCGCCTCGACGCGACGGCGCAGCGCGGCGAAGCGCATCCAGTCCGCCAGGTCCATGCCGCGCACGAGCACGGCCCCGCCCAGCGCCGGGCACTCGACCTCCTGGGTCGGCAGCTCGACGGCGGGGATGTCCTCGCGGCGGATGAGGGCCATCGGTCAGGCTCAGGTCGCGTAGCGGGTGGGCGGGCCGGCGAAGGCCAGGTCGATCGCAGCACGAAGCGTGCTGTCTTCGATGGTCGGCACCTGCTGCAGCGACCAGTAGGCGAGAGCCAGCAGGCGCGAGCCGTTGGGGAACACCATGCGCATCGGCGTGGCGGCCGACGTCTCGGACGCGGTGCGCACGACGCTGTACCAGGCCAGCGACGGATCGTCGAACACCGGCAGCGTCACCTGGATGGGCGAGCGGGTCGTCGGGATCTGCTTCTGGATCGCGTCGACGATGGTCGTGACGTCGGCGAAGTTCTGCTCGCCGCCGGCCACGCTGATGCCGGACGTGATCTGGCTGATGTTCGTCCAGGCGGTGACCTCGCGCACCGTGCCCGCCCCGCTGCCGGCGGGATACAGCGTGGTGTCCTGGGTGTCGACGCCCTCCAGCGTGACGTCGTTGGTGGACACGGTCTTCGCGCGCACGACGCGGCCGTTCAGGCGGTCCCAGCCCGAGTAGACGACGAACAGGTCGCCCTGGCTGATGCCGTGCGAGGCCTCCAGCGTGGCGACCGCTTCGGCCGCGTTGGAGATCGCGCTCATGGTCTTGGCCGCCGCGATGGTGCTGGCGATGGCCACGGTGGTGCCGACTGCGAGGGTGATGGCCACGGTGTGACTCCTGTCAGATGAGGGTGCCGGGTGCGTTGCACGCGACGTGGAAGTTGATACCGATCTCGATGCGCGCCAGGCCGACGTCTGCCCCGCCGAGCTGCTCTACCGACCGATCGACGCCGGCCAGCTGCATGTCGCAGCCCACGAGCGGCGACAGGCTCGACGCCGACTGCGTGCCGAACAGCGCCGACAGGATCGACTCCGTCAGGTTGTGCATCGCGTCGTCCAGGTCCGCCGCGGCGGTCACGAACGCATCCACCAGCAGCACGAGCGAATGACGCTCCAGCCACGGATAGTCGATGCCCACGCGCTCGACGCGCTCGCTGTCGGCGTAGACCCGGGCTGCGGGCAGCTCGGACGCGGCCAGCGGCCAGAAGCGGGACGTGTGCACGCGCGACGACATCGACGTGCCGGCCGCCACCAGGATGGCAGCGACGCGGTCGACGACCTGGGCGGAAGCGAGCGCCATCTCAGCGGCTCAACACCAGCGTGGTGATGGCGCCGTCCGGCGGCCTGCGCAGCACCTGGCGGACGCGATACGTGACCCCGTCCACCACGAGCAGCTGGCCCGCGGCGGCGGCCGCGGTGTCCGACGTGCGGGCCGTGAACGCCGGCGCTTGGCTGAGCACGCCGTCGACGACCAGCTCGGTGCTGGTGTCGAAGATGCCGACCAAGGGCGCGCCCGCCAGCGTCGCCGTGGTGGCAAAGCCAGCCGCGTCGAAGAAGGGGGAGAGATCCTCGGCGAAGGCCATGGCCGGCGGCGCTGGATCAGCGCTCCTTCTTC